TTCAGCTTTTTGATCCGCCACTTTATCCGCCTATGATGACTTTAGTTGAACCGCTTATGATAGCTCCCATATCGGCAACATCTCCTACTCTGTTTGCAGAAAACCCTCCACAGAATACTTTAGTTGAACCTGGACCAGTTACAGCGGCATGAGGAACACAAGATGAGCCAGCAAGAATGGTGTGAGGAGCTATAGCATCGCCCACTACGGCTGCCATTTGACCTTGAATGAATACCTTAACTGCTTTAGTTGCTACGATAGTCGAGGTGACATCACATGGATGACCCGTAAGAATATCGTCGGTGTTTCTGGCTGCCATTGGCATAGTAATCTCCTACGTAACTGATTGTACTTTACTTATAAAACTCTGTGCATCAAAATGATTGGCTTGATCTATGTTAACAGTTTTAGTGGATGTGCTACCACCTGCCTCAGAAACTGATACATCGAAAGTATGAGTTTCTTCATTGACGACTGGATCAGGTATTGTTAACGATATAAGTTCTAAGAATGATGGATCAGATGCGGCTAAGGCTTCTGTCTCTGAAGAGAAAGTTTGAGTGGAATAATCATTCATTAGGCATTCCCAGCTTGTAGTATATGGGTTAATTTGCTGAGTAATAGTCGCATTGTCTGTTCCTATACTATAGGTAAAATTGTCATTTGCAGTCGCAGTGACACTGTTAACTGTCCAAGTCTCAGTGTTAAGTCCGTCACCAGCAAATGTAATAGGTACTGAATATCCTCCGTTTGCATATACTGGAGGTAGTCGTGTTATGATTTCTCCTACACCTGTATTTCCAGAGAAGAATGCATCTCCTGCTTGATCGGTAGCAGTATTCACTGTTGTTCCTAAAATAACATTTATGACCAGAGGACCATCATAATCGGGAGGTGGTGTTCCTCCACCGCTATCATCGTCATCATCCCCACCACTGGGATAAGCAGTGCTAACAGGAATAGTCGCTTGGTATAATATTCTTCTATCTGATCCTTGTAACGCATTATAATCGGCTGCCCAGTTTGCGGTAGCAGTAGTTACTTCTGTTCCCTCATACATATCGGCAGTGGGCTGTACTTGAACATTTGTTTGAATCCAGTTACGTAGATTTTCATATGTCCAACCTCTGTTATATTGCATAACGATTGATAAGAATCCTGCGGCAACTGGACATGCGGCACTCGTACCACTAAAGCGTGTATCTCTACATGCCGCAAGGGTCAATCCACTATACGTATCGTCGGATCTCTCAACATCAAGTCCGTATGTTCCTTTTGTTGCCGCTAGAGTTCCATCTGCAGGAGCATATAAATCGATAGCACTTCCCATATCGCTATAACCTACTTTCCTGTCTTGATCAAAACTATTGGTCATATCGTCATCTAGTGCGCCAATATTAATAGCAGGAAACTTGACTATGGTATTGCCTTGTTCGGTCTGACTTACTGTTTTACCTATGTGCTGTGGAAAACCACGTCTGTTCGTTGAACCAGTTACCGTAAACCCAAACTCTGTAAACGTATCTTGGTAAAAAGTATTAGTGTTATTATTACTAATGCGGTTATCATAATTCGGGTGACTAGGATCGACTTGCATCTGGTTACTATTACCTGCGGCGCAAATCAAAATAACACCTGCCGCAGTAAGTTCGTCACCGGCTTGAGTCATACTATTATCATACATTTCTGACTTCCAACGACCGCCATCACCTAGATCACCTAACCAATCGATGAATCCAGGTTCATTAGCAAGTCCATTGTATGCTGTAGGTCCACTGCTTCTGAAATGATAGTGAGATCCTTGTTTCGTACTACTTCTATATCCCCAACTGTTTGAACTAATAGTTGGGTCTTTTGTTCCGTAAATAGAATTGTCTGGTTTGTATTGGTGGAATACTTTTTGTATATCGAAACCAATTTCCATACTGCCTGGATTAAATGCGCCATATAAATTCAATATCCACTTATTTGCATTATATGCCCAACCATGAGTACGTCCAAATATTAAACTAGCACATTGCGTACCATGAGTACCAGAGGTGGGAACTGTCGTATTACTACCATTGGCACGATCTCTAGTATAGTTGTTACTAACTGATATATTGCCGAATGCCGCAAAACTTGAACTACGTTGTGTGCTGTCTTGCCACCACGATCTCGCAACACTCTCTACAGGTACAGTTGTACCATCCCATCTAGTCATCAATCTAGTACTTGAAGATGCGTTGAACCAATCTGGATCAATATAATAAGGAGAATCGAGTACGAGGTCTAAACAATCGCATATTCCGTTACCAGGAAGTACGTTTCCTCCTATGTAATCCGAAGGATTAACAGCATTAGTCACACCGCTATTGATAAACTCTGTGTGTCCTATCCAACTAGCGTTATCAGCACAGATAATATCAACATTTTCGCCTGCACCAACTTGCTGAACTTTTGCATTGATAGCAACGTTTTCGTTAGTTGAACTTGTTTTCCATGGGTTCTGCTTCGTCTGCATTCTATATAATGCAGTTGTTCGATTTATAGTAGGCTCTGCACTAGTGAAGTTACTTTGTACACTACTACTATCAACAGTCCACATTTGATAGTTATTATACGGGTTAGCCCACCTATCTGTTAATGTATTGTTAGTAGCGCAGTGAAATTCATCCTCTGGAGGCATGTATTTTTCTGGATATTTTTCTGGATTTTCATTGATGAACTTCACACGCTCATCAGTCTTTAGAGACTCTACTTCCTCTTCGGTAAGTAAATAACTTCCTCTAGTGGGACTATGCAACTTATCATCATCTACAGAAACTTCTCTGGCTGGCACACTTTCATATGTGTTTCCGTCTGCAATAAGTTCTGCATGAAGTTCAGACCATTGTTCAGCAGTATGCGTTCCTAATGTGTAGTACTTCTCACTCATCGCATCTTTCCACTAAATTATCGGACTAAACTTGATCCAGCGTTATCTGCTAGAAACGCATCAACTTCTGCTTGTACAAATTGATGTGCAACTCTCTTTCCGTTTTCTAATAAGAAGATTCTAATTCTTGGTTGTTCTACTGACATGTTAGCCTCTCAACATATGCTTTCTATTTAATTTACGTTCTTGGGTATTGGGGAAGTCTTGATCTTCCCCAAAGTCCCATCCCATTTGACCTAGATTTCCTGCACACTCGGGCGTGATCTCAACTAAGAGTTCTTCGCCCTCACGTCCACGATTCTCATTTCCATCTGCATTGAGTTCGGTCATCTGTTTAAGTTTTTGTTTATAATCATTCATAAGAGTATTTATAGTCCTTGTCTATCTCGTTCTATGATGTATGATTTTACTAGCTTACTTCGAACAATGTCGGATGCTTCGAACTCAACAAAGTTGAACTCTTTCATCTTCTTGATCACTTTCATGAACAATCGTAGTCCAGACATTTCTTTCTTGCGTTCACTAGTAAGGTCATCTTGCTTAACATCGCCGCAGAAAATAATTCTACAATTTTCTCCTACACGTGTCATTACTGTGTGCAACTCTTGGTCACTCATATTCTGTACCTCATCTACGACAATGATACAGTCATCAAATGTAGATCCTCTTAAGAATGATGTAGAGATAAACTCGACATTATTTCTCTGTTTTAGAATCTCATATGCATCGCCTCTATTGAATAGCTTGGATGCAATATCGTAATACGGTGCTTCGTAGACTTTCATCTTGTCTTTCTGAGAGCCAGGCAAGAAGCCAATATCTCTAGTAGGAACTACTGATCGTACAATGAAGACTTTTTTATATTGAGTGTTTTTCGACATGACTTCTTTCAGAGAGAAGTATAGACCCAGAAACGTTTTACCTGTTCCTGCAATGCCGTGTAGCATTAGATTTACTCCACTTTCCCAAGACTCAAACGCTACAGCTTGATTGTCTGTCATTGGGCGAATGTCACTACTTATAGAGAATCCGTGTGAAAAATTATTGTCTTGGTCTAGTATTCCTTGTTGTCTGAGAACTCGTCTTTGCCTTTTGGTTAGTCGTTGCTGTTGTTGTGCAGGCATGAAACATCCTTATGGTTATCTAGTTTGAATTTTAGACCCCGGACTATTCTTATGAATGTTTTTCATTAATGAATTGAAGCTATCGGGAGTCTTGATTACTCCCATACGATGTGGATCACCAAGAGCAGGTGCCTTAGTGATGATTTGTTTCATATGGGGATTGGCAGACAGGTAATCCTCACGTGCGTCCATTTTCATCATTTCTTCAATTTGTTCACCCGTTTTAGTATTCTCAAACGTGTATATAGGCATTAAGTAACTCCAGTAATTAAGATAAAAGGCAGTGTGACTGCCTTCAAGTGTACCCATCTAATGGATATTTATATCTAAGTTGCGCTCTTAACTGAGCATTTCGTAGATTTCTTTCCAATTATCTACCTTAGTGACTTCATCATGGTGCCAGTCTTTGCTGAATGGGTGATTGATTAGAATCGCATTCAACCCCATATTAGCACCAAGTTCTGCATTCTCGGGCTTATCTTCAACCCACATACAGCCACTATCTAGATACGGCGCTAGTGCATCGTCTTTATCAGCACCAGTGTCTAAGCATACAAGCTTATCAAAGACAGTCTTACCAAACAGATTATCAAGATTCAGTTTTCTTAACTGACCTGCATGTCTGTCTAAACTCAAACTAGTAATACAGTGAAACACGTATCCCAGTTCTTCATGGATTTTTTTCACGTACTTAACTGAATCTCTCAGAGGAGGCAAACAGCACATAGTAGCACTTTCATTAAAGTACTTAACTAGTTCCCTAGCTTTCTCTTTAGTGATACCGTAAGTAGTGTGAATGTCGTAGCATTCATTAGGAGTGGATAACTCTTTATATCCATGTTCTTCCATCCACATAGAGAAACTATGTAGCCAATCGACCAAGACTCCATCACAGTCGACCAGTATTAATTTTTCATCTTTATTCATATTATAACCTTCTTTCATTTATAAGTGTACTATAGCACACTTTCATAGTATAGTCAACCCTTTATTCAAAAAAACTTGCCTTTTGTTTATTCTTCTGGCGTCTTGCCTTCTGAATACTTGCCCTACGTTTATCGTAACGCTTGGAGTCTTTCTTTCGAAAGCGCATGTCTTCCTCATCCTTGAGAGACTCCTCTTCAATCCATTCACGGAACTTCTTATTCTTGCCCTTAGCCATTCGTATCTCACTTGTGCCTTTGGTAACTTAAGTTTAGATTTATTCAGTGGTTTTTGCTTTTGGTGGTCGACCACGTTTCTTCTTAGCTGGAGGCATATCTACTGATTCTGAGATAATACCATCAAACGCTTCGTTGATCGTATCAGCAGTTAATTGGGCAAAAGGTTTCTTTGCTAACATCTGAATGAGTAGTTTAGCATCATCAGCATCAACAGACTCCAACATTTGAATGAACAAGGACTCTTTTCTTACCTGAGTAAGGTTTTCACCCTCTTTCATTTCATTGACAAAGTATGCCAACTTACGAGCCTCACGATACAACATGCCATGCGTCTCACTATGCACTGACTCCTTGTATGGAGGTGGTGTCGCTGGAATTGAAAAACTCCATTTCTTGTCGTACATTAAGATAAGAATATTTCTCAATTCTTTACTATTGTTCTCTTTCAGATATGCGACTTGCTCAGATGTACTCTTCAATTCGCAAACTTCAGCAGTAATCTCTGCTAGTGATTTTGTAGTCATATTAAAACTCCGATATGCTTTCCATTAAGTTTCTTAGTTTATTCTTAATGAAGTAGTTTAACAATTGGCTTCTATCTTTAGGATTTTCTGCCTCGTATTCGTTGAGAATTTGATCTTTGATTCTATCAGGAACTAATTCCAAATCAATCACAGCTTTGTTTCTCATGTAGTTGCGTTTCACTTCCTCATTCATAGTATTTATATCAGAGAATTCAAGCAACCTTTTCTTGGTAATTGGTCGCTGTCTGATATTCATAACGAAAACATTATCGGCTGACAGGACATTAGGAACACCATCACCCTTATCGCCTCTAATTATATGCTCATGTAAGTAAGCCTCTGGATTAGAGTTTGAGATCCAACGCTTACGTGTGGGATCATACTGCTTTACATTTGCGTACTTCTGTAGTTGAATGTAGTCTTTGTCACCAGATAAAACAAGTATTGGATTACTACCAGTGTTTAACTGCTCACCTTCTTTGTGAACAATCGTACCAATGATATCATCTGCTTCAGCAGTTTCGATCTGGATTACTCTGTATGGAAAAAACTCTTTTAACTCATCACGAATTTTGTTGAGTGCTTGAAAGATTGCATTCCAATCTAACTCTGACTCTTCACGACCCTTTCTACGACCTGCTTTGTAGTAGGCGTATACTTGGCGTCTCCAATAGTTTTTATCATCAGCGCATATTACAAGTTCACCAAATTCTCGGTGAAACTTTTGTCTATTGAACCGCAGGGAGTTGAGTATCATATGTCTAAGCATATTCTCATCTACCTGGGCATTTTGGTGATTTCCCATTTGCATCATCATGTTGGAAATCATAACTTGGTTTAGGTCAACCAGTATCATAATATTCTCCTAGTTTGAATTAATTATCTTACTAATATAACACAAACTGATCGGTTTGTCAAGTAAATTATATAGGATCATTTTCAGATTCGTCCATCTCATCTAAAAAATCGAACAAGGCAGTCTCACAGTCCATATCACTATCAGCAAATATTCTATCTGATACACTCTGAAAGTGATACTCTTCTCCTAAAGTTCTATGTATCAATGCTCTTATTGATTCGATTAGAACCATAATGTCAAGCACTGACTCATAGTTTTCGGTAACATCATATCCTAATTCTGACATAGCAGACACTACATCATGCGCTACATCTACAGAGAACCTCTGTGCAATCTTCTTGTTTAAGATATGAACGTCTTCTTTGAGGTCAGCTATTTCTTCTGACCTCTGTTTCCGGTACTTTGAGAAATCGATAACATTCGTCATCTGATTATCTTCAAGATAACAGTATCTCTATTGATACGGGCATCTGTTGTAGATTGCTTAGTCTTCAAAGCCTTAAACTCTTTAAGTGCTTTAGACTTAGTAGCTTTGCCTATCGTCTCAATCATAGCTTCTGGCTTTCTCAGCATCTTCTTGAAGGACTCTTCTTGGTCATAGCCATGAATGGTACTACCTTTAACGAGGAATCCATCTCTTCGATCAGAGACAAGATACTTCATAACCCTTGTCTTAGTATTGAAGAGATACAATGCGTGGGCACCTACCATCTGTTCTGGCGTGACACTCGCAATCTTATATTCAAGTGATTCCTTGAGGTATAATACATTCTCGACTTGCTTACTCAGAGGAGTTGCTTTCTTAGTTCGAGGCTTACGTGTAGCTTTCTTACTAATGATAAACTTCTCACAATCAGAAATTAGTTCTGATATGAAATCGTAGAACTTCTTCTGTTCTTTGATAGTCATATGACTGTAACCTTCAACAAGATCCTCAGTCTTATCTTCAATCAACTCACGGAGTTCTTCTTTGACTCCAGCATAGTATGAGATGGTATCTCTTGCAGTCTGAGCCGCAGTATTCTGTTTACGCATCTCATCATACAAAGACCAATCCTTATCTAAATCTCCAGTGAAGAAATCATCTACACATCCTTCGATTTCGCCAATAAACTCGTTAGTCTTTTCAGCAAGTAACTCATGAGGAGTCTTACGCTTAGGAGCTTTTACTGGCTCATCGTTATCATCTAACTGAACGTTTGACTCACGGTTTACTTTACCAGTCGCTAACAGTTCTTCAACATGCTTTAGTTGAAAATCTTTACTCGACTCAGGCAGAACACATCCATTGAGTTCCATCTTACACAAGCTGGACATAGTTGAAGTGCATCTCC